AGAATGTGTTGCTTGCCAGCTTCGGCCAGAGCCTCGTAAAGATCATCGTCCACATCGACAAAGATTTTTACTGCCTTGTACTCCTCAGTCTTAACCAGCTTAATACTCTTGCCTTTTCTTTTCCTCATAGATCTAGTTCCTTTCTTATGTAATCAATCAGCTTTAAGATGATAAAGCCAGCGCAGTAGATTATCGAAAGAATCAGCCAACTGTAAAGAATAAACCAACTGATTGCCCACACGATGTCTTTAAGCTCCAGTAGGCAAAGCATAGTCATTCTCCTGTAGTTTGCGTAGTAACGTCCGATTGTCGATCCTTACTCCGCTGGCTCTGCACCACCAGCCAACCGTCCCATTCTTAAAATCTCGCAGTAGCTTCTGCACCTCATGGGAGTTCTTGTACTCCAGCGCATCGTTGAGTGGCACGCCTTGGTGATCCTTGATAATCTTCATGCCCTTAACCATCCCTCGCTTGCGTAGCATCCGCAGATCACGGATGGCTTGCAACGCAACCTCTCCAGCCAACTGCTGCAACCTCTCGTCATAATCACCACGACAAAGGTGCGTGGACCTCACCTACCCAACCCCACCAGCCTCGCTTCGTCTTCTTTGATCTGGTTAGCTAACTTAACCAGATCGTTTGATTGCCCTGCGTAATGGATAATCATCGCGTCCTTGTAGCGGTCTAACCCAAAGTGCGACTCTACGCTGGTCATGCAATTGAAGGACGGGTCAAGCTCGGTTAGAGGGATGTTCCACAAGTGCGCCATCACGTTGAGCCAGGTCTGCTCGGCGAAGTGATTAGGGTGCAGGCCGATTGGCGGCATTGAAAGTATACCAACGGCCTTGGTATGAACCACGAACACGCCAGTATTGACGTAGAACTTAGGCTCGATCATCCCGCCGAAAGCCCCAGCCAGCTTAACCATCTCTGGCTTGCGATCCAGATAAGCCCCTTCATCAAAGGCGCAGAACACGCCAGCGTCATCGGAAAGCTTAGGGCAATCGGCTGTAATCAAAACATCAGCGTCAACGAATGTCACTTGGTCATAGCCCTTAGTAGCCATGATGTTTCCGATAGCAGACTTAGAATACTGCATCGGATGGGTTAGGGGTTTATCGATTAGAATGAAGTCGCAGTTGTGACGCTTGCAGTACGCCTCCATGCGTGGCCTAGTCAGATCCAGAATCTTTTGCCAGTCCTCACCAAACGATTGTGTTACCATTGCTTGTTTCATTTTTTGCCCCTTCCGCTAGGTTTAACTTCTTTCCATACATTAAACTTGTCATCCAGTTCTACCGACCAAAGCATCAGCGTCTTGTATAGTCCGTATCCAAGACCCGTACGCAAAAGCGTACGACTTATCATGTCACCCAAAAAGTAAAGCAGCCATGACAGAGCCAGCTTCATTTGTCGCTACAATCGTAATCTTCCCAAGTGACGCTCCTGCACCCCTTGATCGCCTCGTCCCTAGTCTCAAAGGTATCGTAGTGCGACCAATCTTCCTGCCTGCCCTCACCAGCCTCGTCATTGTAAACCGCCCATTCTGGTTTGCCATCATCATCAAACTCTTTTTTAATCCATCTCATAGTCGCGGAACCTCCTTCTTAATCTGTGCGAGCGTAAACAAGCACCGAACCAACGCACGCTCCAAGTGGTCAACACTTGTCTCGCCGTTATTATCAGGGCAAGGCGTGGACTTGTGCAGTTGCATCTGCGCTGTGGCCAAGTGCCGGACGGCTCTGGCGATATGGTAATCGTGAGTTGGCCTATCCTTCTCCAGCCAATCTCCGTAGCCAGACTTCTCCGATCCCTTGCCCATCACGCGCCAGACTATCTCTTGCGCGGCGTTGCCCATCTCTTGAATTGTTGGTGGTGTCATTTTGCAAGCCTCCTATAGAATTGGTCCAGTAATCCTTCTAGCCATAAGACATCTGCTGGGTCGATCATAATTTCATCCCAGGAGGCGTGTAGCCTTTGACCCAAGCCCACACTTTCTGCATTGCGCAGAAGGCAATGCCAGCTTGGTAGAGTTCGTCTTCGTCCCACTGATGATGCTCTATGTATTCTGGATCATTGGATGCCAGAACAACTGAGACGCAGGCTGCTTTAGGATTCTCGCTCGCATTTCTATACGCCCAAAGCTGTTGCGCATCGGTTGGATAGAATGGAGGCGTGTTGTACTTCTTGTTGATCTTACGATTCTTCAGGTCAATGACCGCATCTCCAATTCCTTTTAATCGGACGTAGGCATCACATCGGCCAGCGTAACCAGGACCGACCAAGGCCCTTTCGCACCAGTGCGTTTTCTCGACATTTTCACTTGCCCATTTTCTAAAGGTTTCGATGTAAGGTTTAAGGACTTCATCTGTGGAGCAACTACGTCCCAAAAGGATATTTTCCATTTCGGTATGAACCGCTGTTCCGTGTTCTGCGGCTTTCTTGGTTTGCGCCTTGCTGTCCTCAACGACCCTTCTTGCGTATTCTTCGAGTGTTTCATTTTCCTCCTTTGGCAGAGTAAGCGCAGACTCTACGGCGGTGGAAATTTTCCATGCCGTCAGTTGGGGCTTCTCCAAAATTGACTGGACGCTAGTGACCGATGGCAACAATCCCATCTTGCGCGCGTCAGCAACAGTTGTGTTTCGTTCCTTGCCATTCTTTCCAAGAACAACGTGGGCAGATCGCCCCTCGGCATCGTACCAGTGGCCGCTGCTTTCAACAGTGACCAATCTGGAATTAGCCGAGGAGCTATCCCACTTACTTGTAATAGTAAGTGCCATATAACCTAGAACGGCATTGCGTTTCCGTCTGCGTCAAGCTCGACCTTAGTGGCCGTGGACTTGCCAGCAGCGGTCGCAAACTCTTTGCTTGCACGAATCTTATCCTGCAGCCACTCCGGCATCTCGCTAAACTGCCCACCCTCGCCCTGTTCAATCTCATAATACATCTGAGCGTTGGTGGTGTTAGCTGGAGCCTTCATACCCTTGGGTAGCTTGCTCGCCCCTGCAATGGCGCAATACTGCCTGCCCTGCTGGCTGGTCTTGTGGATGAGGGTGAGCATAGCTGGCTTGCCTAAGAGGTTCTTCAAGCTGAATGCTTGTAGTTCCTTGGAGGTAAAGGTCTGACCGCGCCATTGTTCAAGAAGCTTGCGAAGGCTGGCTTTCTCGCCAAGGCTACGGGTCTGCTCGATGGATACAATCATAGGCTTTTGGACCTTGGTAGTTTTTCCATTCTCGACAACCTCGTACTCGTCTAGCTGGTCTGGAAGCTCAAAGCTCAAGCGAACTTTGCCCATCCATTTCTCTTCGCCGTCCCAGGTTTGCTTCTGCGTTCCTAGGTCGACTAGGCTGTACAGCATCCCAACCGTAGCTCCTGCTTCGGGTAGTTTGCGCTCTTGTTTTGCTGATTCACTCAATGTTAGTGCCATGTTATTTCTCCTTTATTTATTTGGGTTTGTTGTTGTTGGGGTAAGTTGGTCTAGGTCGTGAGGGCTGGTGACATAAAAACCTTTTACATCGGTCGATGGCATATAGTCGATCTTTATTTCACGGGCTGGGGCAAGTTGCCGCGCCAGCTCGCAAACATCATCAGCGGTTAAAACTACCAGCCACTCCTTGCGACCATTGCGCCGAAAGAACACCGCGGGGATCTTTCCCGCAGGACAATCCCGCTTGGATTGCTCCATCCACTCTTCGGGCTTTAGGGCTTGGCATCGTTTGCCTTCGATATGAAATGGGAAGTTCTCGCAGACTACATCCCCGCTACCACCTTCGGGATTGCCTGCGTATTGGGCGGTGCGTCTAGCCTTCTGCCAGCCCTGTTCCCGCAAGTATCCCGCCAACTCTCTCTCCCCTTGCGCTCCCTTGGCTCGGCTATTGATTTTGCCCATGGGCTAGTGTCTAGCCAGCCACCCCCAAACCCGTCAACACAAAATGTGCTACTGCCTAATTGCGGTTATACTTATTAGCGTCTCTAATGTCCTTATTAAAGTTTCTCATCATCTCAAACACG